ATGCCTGAGACTATCCGAATTGACGCTATCGACGCCAGTGGCCGCCTGCGGCCAATCGACTCGGATCACGCTGCGTTTATCGCCTCTTCGATCGAGCAGAAGGGGATCATCGAGCCGCTCGTCGTTCGCCCGGTTGGCGAGCGCTACAAACTGACGGCGGGCGGCCACCGCTTGGCGGCGGTCAAGCTGCTCGGCTGGACGGAGTTGGTAGTCGGCTCGCAAGTGCTGATCCGCGACGAGGATGAGATTGAGGCCCGCGTCTCGGAAATCGACGAGAACCTCGTGCGGCCCGACCTCAACGCGCTCGACCGCGCGCTGTTTCTTGCCGAGCGGCGCCGGTTGTACGACGAGAAGAATGGCGCCAATTCGCACGGCGGCGACAGGAAATCGAACAAATTCAAGGAAGAAACCAAGTCGCAAACTTTGCGACTTGGTTTTTCCGCGCGCTTTTCCGAGCAGGTCGCCGACCGGGTCGGGCTCTCCGAGCGCGCAGTGCAACTCGCGCTTCGCATCGCCGCCGGCCTCGACCGCGAGGCGCTCGACGCGCTGCGCGGCACGCGCGTCGAGCGCAATCAGCAAGAGCTCCTGGCGCTGATCGAGCTGCCCGCCGACCAGCAGCGGGCGGCGGCGAAGAAGATCGCCGAGGGCGCGGCGAAGAGCGTGCGCGAGGCGCGCGTCGCCATCGGCGTCGACGAAGCGGCGATCAACGATCCGCAGGCGCGCTGCTGGGCGACGCTGCTCGCCGCCTGGGAGAAAGCCAACGCCAAGACGCGCCGGGCGTTCCTGAAAGAGATCGGCGCCGAAATCGTCAAGAAGGGCTGAGGCGATGCGCGCTCCGCGCGAAAAAGTTGTCACGGTCAGGTTCCCAACCGCCGGAGCCGCGGTTCAGACGCTCTTAGCGCTTCGCTTCCTGCGCGTCGTCATGCACCAGGACAACGTCGCTCTTTTTGAGGGCTACGCGCCAGCCGACCGCGAGGGCGCCTTCGAAGACGCAACGGCTGCCGCGAAGTGCGTGTCAGCCGCACTTGGCGTCGTCTTCGATCCCGAGGTGAGCCTCTGATGAGCGAGCCTTTCCCCACCGCCGGGCCGGTCGGAGATCGGAACGCGTCGCACCGGGCGCAACTGGTCGCGCGGTCTGCACAGATCGTCCTCTTCATTATCGTCGACACCATGCGGAACCTCGAAGCGGAGCCGCCTTCACCCTTGCGGCGAGGCCACCTCAAAGCGCTTCGCGGCGCACGGCTGATCGTTTCGCATATCCAGCGGGCGGCCGAAGAGGAAGCCGCTGCGGCTCAAATGGGCGCCCGCTGATGCGCGACTGGCTCTCGCCTCAAGAACTCGCCGACCTCGCTTTGCCGGGCTTCCCGAAGACGAAGCGCAGTTGGAACAGGTTGATTGATCGCGAGGGCTGGATCGAGCGCAAGGACAAGGTTCGCCTAAGCAAGGAGAGCGGCGGGGGCCTCGAATATCATGTCGACCTACTGCCGCCGGCGGCGCTGGCGGCCTATGCGGCGCGCGCGATCGGCGCGGTCGAGCTGAAGCGCGACGAGGTCGTCGCCGCGGCGGCGGACCCGCGCTCGGCGCAGCTCACGCCTCCGGCCTTGGAGGCGCGCGATGCGCGCCTGGCGCTGATCGCCGCCGCCGACCGCTTCGCGCGCAACGCATCGCTTTCTCGCCGGACCGCCGACGCGGCGTTCTGCGCGCTCTACAACCTTGAACGGATTGACATCGCGCCGTGGATCAAGGCGTCGATCCGCCGTCTCGCTCCGCGGACCCTCGCGCGCTGGCGAGAACAGACGAAAAATGGATCGCCGTCGAAGCTCGCTGTCGACCGCGGGGCGGCGCGACGCGGCAGGGGGGCGCTCGCCGTCGCCGAGGGCGGCGAGGTTCGTAAGCACATCCTGGCGTTGGTCGCCCACCAGCCGCACCTCTCGGCCGACCATGTGCGCGAGTGCGTCGCGGCGAAGTTTCCGACGTTCAAAGCACCGCCGGTGCGCACCTTTCAGCACTTTTTGAAGCGCCTCAAAACCGAGCAGGGCGCGCTGCTCGCCAAGATCACCAACCCGGACGACTTCAAGAGCCGCTTTCGCGTCTCGGGCACGAGCTCTCACCCGGTTTCGCGACTCAACGAGCTGTGGATGATCGACGCGTCGCCGGCCGACGCGCTGTGCGTCGACGGCCGCCACTCGATCTACGCCTGCGTCGACATCTTCTCGCGCCGGCTCTCCATCCAGGTCACGCGCACGCCGCGGGCCGAGGGCGTGGCGCTCCTGATGCGTCGCGCCATTCTCGCCTGGGGCGTTCCCGAGCGGGTCAAGACGGACAACGGCTCCGACTTCAAGGCCAAGGCGACCCAGCGGCTGTTCGCCTCGCTGCGCATCGAAACCGAGGCCTCGACGCCGTTCAGCCCCGAGCAGAAAGGCCACATCGAGCGGGCGATAGGCACGCTGCAGCGCGATCTGATGCCGCTGCTGCCCGGCTTCATCGGCCACAACGTCAAGGATCGCTCGGTGATCGAGGAGCGCAAGGCGTTCTCGGCGCGGCTCGGCGAAAGCGACGCCGAGGCATTCTGCGTCGAGCTGAAGGCGGCCGAGCTGCAGCGCTATTGCAACGAATGGGCGGAGAACCGCTACGCCCATCGGCCGCACGAAGGGCTCCAAGGCGCGACGCCGTTCGCCGCCGCCGCCGCCTACCCCGGCAAGATCAAGCGGATCGACGACGTGCGGGCGCTCGACCTACTGCTGGCGCCGATCGCCGGCAAGGATGGCCTTCGGATCGTCGGCAAGACCGGCCTGCGCATCGATCACTCGCACTACATCTTCGCCGCGGCGATGCCGGGGACTGCCGTGTTCGTGCGCATGGACCCGGCCGACATGGGCCGCGCCTACGTCTTCAGGCTGGATGGCGAAACTTACCTCGGCGAGGCGGTCTGTCCCGAGCTGGCCGGCGTCGATCCGGCCGAGGCGGTGGCGCGGGCGCGCGCCGAGCAGAAGAAGCTGCTCGAAGCCGGCGCCAAGGAACTGCGCGCCGACATGCGCAAGATACGCCCACGCGACGTCGCCCAAGCCGTGCTCGGCCGGGCGGCGGAGAAGGCGGCCAAGGTCGTCGCCTTCCCGCGCGCCCATGATGTCTACGCCACGCCGGCGCTCGACGCGGCGGCCGAAGCGCTGCGGCCGGCGCCGCCGGCGCCGGCGCTGCCGTCGCCGGACGATGCTCGCGCGCTGGTGGCGCGATACGAGCAGCAACGGGACGCCAACGTCGCCCAGGTCGAGCGCGAGCTCGCCGGCGCGCAGGCCGATAAAGACGGCGACGTGGTCGCGCTGAGAGCGCGCGCGACGCCGCAGCAGCGCATGGCGCTGTTTCGCGAACTCGACGCGCTCGATCGCGACGGCGCCGTTCTCTCGCCGAGCGACATGAGCTGGCATGCCGCGTTCCGCCGCGCTCCCGAGTTCATCGGCGCGATGACGACGCCGTCGGAGCGCTATCGGCACGTGCAATTTCTGCTTTCGTGCCGCGCGGTCAACGAGGCGCTGTTCCCTTACGAGGATCGCTGGCTCGGCCATTACCTGTCGAGCGGCGAATACGAAACGACGGCCGGCCTGGTCGCGGACTTCGGGGAGGCGGCGCTGAGGTGACGGCGCGCGCGTCTCGCTAGACCCCGGCGCCCGTGTGGCGTTCCGCGTCGGGAAGTTCCTCAAAGCGTTGGCGAAAAAAAAGGCCGCCCGAAGGCGGCCGATAAATATCGAAGGACTAGAGAATGACAGACAACGCTCAAGTCGTCAAACCGGGCTCGCTGGCGCCGCTGAAGAACGTCGCCGGCTTCATGGCCCTGGTGACGAAGTTGCAGCGCCGCGGGCCGCATCTGCCGAACCTCGGCGTGATGTACGGGCACTCCGGGCTGGGGAAGTCCTACGCCTCGATCTACGCGCAGAACAAGACGCGCGCGGTGCGGGTCGAGGTCGGCGAGTCGTGGAACCGCAAGACCTTCGTGCGCGCGGTGTTGCTCGAATGCGGCGTCGCCAATCCGAGGGGAACCACCGCCGACCTGGTGGCCGAGGCGATCGGGCTGCTCGGCGACGAGCCGAGCCGGCCGCTGATGGTCGACGAGGCGGACAAGCTGGTCGACAAGGGCCTGATCGAGCTGGTGCGGGAGATCTCGGAAGCGAGCCAGGTTCCGGTGCTGCTGATCGGCGAGGAGATGCTGCCGCAGAAGCTGGCGCGGGTCGAGCGCGTCCACAACCGCGTGCTCGACTGGTACGGCGCCGAGCCGTGCGACCTCCCCGACTGCAAGCTGCTGGCGCAAATCTTCCTTCCAAGCGTCAAGATCAGCGACGAACTGCTGGAGACGGTGCGTCTCAAGGGCGAAGGCCGCGCGCGGCGCATCGTCGTGACGTTGTCGGGCATGAACGACTGGGCGCGCAATCAGGGCGCCCGCGAGATCGACGCGGCGAGCTACTCCGGCGCGCTGTTCACCGGCGAAGCGCCGCGCGCGCGTTCGGGCAGGCTGGCGCAGGCCGGGAGGTTCGCATGACCGCGATCGCTCTCAAGGTCAATCTGCCGCGCGGACCGGAGCATTACTGGCAGGCGGCATGCGACTTCGGGCCGAGCGGCTTTACCGCTCGCGAACTGCTCGGCTGCACCAACGGCGTGAGCCGCGCGACGATCCGGTTCTGGATCGGCGACATGGTGAAGCTCGGCGCGCTCGTCGTCATCGACCGGCGCGACGTCAAGCCTCGCGGCCAGCTCGTCTACGCGGTCGCCGAGGCGAAGCGGAAGGCGCCCGCGCCGGAGACCCGGCACGGCTGCATTCAACGCCACCTCTGGACCGCGATGCGCAACCTGTCGACGTTCACGATCGCCGAGCTTGCGGCCGCCGCGTCGACCGACGAGGTGAGCATCGATCGCCACACCGCCGCCGACTATGTGCGGCGGCTTGCCCAGGCTGGCGCGCTGACCGTCGCGCGGTCGACCCGCGCCAACAATCTCAACTCGGGAGTTTGGCGGCTCAAGGCGGCGGCCGACACCGGGCCGCTCGCGCCGCGCCAGGTCAAGGCGAAGTTCATGGTCGACGGCAACACCGGCGAGCCGCTGGGGATCGCGGAGGCGACGCTATGACCTCGTCGCTTTCCGCTCCGCTCGCGCGCGCCGGCGGCGGCGCGCGGAAAACCGACTTCCTCGCCAACGCGCGCAAGGGCTGGGGCGAGACGCCGCCGGACTGGATCGTCCGCCTCGCCGAGGAATGCGACCGCGCCAGCGCTTCGGAAGTGGCGCGGCGGCTCGACTATTCGGTCGCCGTGATCTCCGGCGTGGTGCTCAACTCATACAAGGGCGACGTCGACAAAGTCGAGGCCAAGGCGCGCGGCGCCTATATGGGCGAGCTGGTCGACTGCCCGGTGCTCGACGAGATCGAGCGCGACCGCTGCATCGCCGAGCAGGGTTTCAAGCACCTCGGCTCGTCGGCGGTGCGCGCCAAGCTCTATCGCGCGTGCCGCTCCGGCTGCCCACACTCTCACGTCAGGAAGGAGCCGAGCGATGGCCGAGCTGTCTGAGCAGATCAGCGCGTTCCGCCGTTCGTTCGGCCGCTACGTCGACGACGGCGTCGGCCTCACCGGCGAGGGGGTCAAAGCCCTCGACGGGCTGTTCGCCTCGTTCCAGGCGCAGGCGCGCCTGCTCGAAGGCGGCCAAGCGACGCCGGAGACGTTCGACGACATCTGCGGCGCGATCGTCGCCGAGGTCAAAGCGCTCGGCGACATGACGCGTCGCGTCGAAGCGACCGTCGGGCGCTTGCGATCGGCGGAGATCATCGCCTTCCGGCCGCGCGAGGCGCTGTGATGCGCGACGTCCCGCTGGCGACCATCCTCGACGTCGTCGCCCGCCGCTGCGGGCTCGACGTCGCGCAGGCGCGCACGCAAGCGAGCGACGCGGCGCGCCAGGCCCGCCGCGTCTTCTGCTATCTCGCCCGCGGCCTGACGCAGGCGAGCCCGGCGGAGATCGGCGAGACGATCCTCGAACGCGAGGCGGAGGTCTGCGCCGCCGCCGAAGAAGTCGGCGCGCTCCTCTGCGAGGGGCGCGACTTCACCGAGCTGGCGGTCGAGGCGGAGGTCGAGCTTCGGGCGCTGGTCGAGCTCTCGGCGACCCGCGGCTTCCCGCTGCCGACCACCGCCTCCCCGCGCGTGACCGCGGCGCGCCTGGTCCTCGGCGGCCGCGACGCCTTCACCGTCCCCCGCGTCGACCTTGCCGCGCTCGCCGCCGCCTATCTCGCGCGCGCGACCGAACCGACGCTTGCGCCGCCGCCGCTCGTCCGCGCCGCGGCGGAATACGAGAACGCCATCGCCGCCGCCGAGGCGGCGCGCTTCACCGCGCGCGAGCGCGGCGCCGACGCGGCGCTGAAGGCCGCGCGCGCTCGCCTGCTCGCCCTCATGGGAGTGGAAGCCTATGTCGAAGCCTAACCGGAAATCGAAGACCGTCGCGCCCCAAATCGTCGCGCCGCAATCGCGCGAGGAAGCGGCGCGCTACATCCGCGAGATCGGCGAAGCGAACCGCGCCGTGGCGCGGCTCGAGGCCGACATGAACGACCGCGTCGCCGCGATCAAGGATGAAGCCGAGCGGCAGGCGGCGCCGATCGCGACTTATGCGCGCGACCTCACCGACGGCCTGCGCATGTGGTGCGAGGCGAACCGTCAGGCGCTGACGGACGGGGGAAAACGCAAGAACGCCGACTTCGGCACGGGAAAGATCGAATGGCGGCTGTCGCCGCCGAAAGTGACGATCCGCGGCGGCGTCGAGGCGGCGATCGCCGCGATCAAGCGGCTCGGCCTGCCGTTCCTGCGCACGTGCGAAGAGATCGACAAGGAGGCGATGCTTCGCGAGGCAGACCGGGCGCGGCTCGTTCCCGGCGTGTCGATCGGCTCGGCGGGCGAGATCTTCGCCGTCGAGCCGTTCGAGGTCGAGCTGACGGGAGAGGCGCCATGAGAGCGCTGCTGCCGCTGATCTCCGCCTCCGGCTTCCTCATCGCGGCGGGCGCTATCGCCGTCACGTCGCCGAGCGCGATCGTCGCCCTCGGCGGCTCGACTTTCCTGATCGTCGTCGCCGCTATCCTGCTTTGCCAGCGCGACGCCGTGATCGCCGTCGAGATCGCCGATGAGCTGCTCGACCTTCTTAACCGGCCGGCGCGTCCGGCCGAGCGCGGCGGCCGCTCATGACCACCGCCGCCCAGACCCGCGCCATCCACGCCACCCGCCGCGCGCTCGGCATGAGCGACGACGACTATCGCGGCCTCCTGAACGCGCGTTTCAAGGTCGTTTCATCGCGCGACCTCAGCGACGCGCAAGCCGGCGCGCTGATCGACGAGCTGAAAGGACTCGGCGGCGGCGCGCCGGGCGGCCGCTCTCTCGCCAGAACGGCGAGCGGCCGCTACGCGCCAGTGCTGCAAGCGCTATGGATTTGCGCCTGGAACCTCGGTCTCGCGCGCTCGCGCGACGATGCGGCGATGCTCGCCTTCGTCGAGCGCCAGACCGGCCTCGCGCACACCCGCTTCCTGGTCGACCCGGCCGACGCGGTCAAGGCGATCGAAGGGCTGAAGGCGTGGATCGCGCGCGACGGCGGCGTCGTCTGGCCGCCGAAGGGAGAAGCGCGGCTACGCAAGCGGGCGGTGGCGCGGGCGATCGCCGAGCGGCTTCTGGCGGCCGGCGGCTTCACGCCCTTCATCGCCGGCCGTGACGCCTGGCCGTCCGACTTCGAGCTCTACGGC